TGGAGAGCAACCAGATGTTTATTTTGATGAAGAATTGTACAAAAATAGGTTTAAGATTGAACAAGCAAATGGTTGGCTTAACGGATATAAAGGTTTGATAATGAGATACGAGTATCTTGATGTAACTTAGATTGGAATGCTCTTATTAGGGTTTATATCCAAGTTCCTCAAAAAAGTTTAAACACGTTTTATAATAGATTTTCTCACTCTACTTAGGTCTATATATCTGTTCCTCATATTCATAAAAAAAATCTCCTGAAAGACGCTTATCAAATAACGTTTCTCCTGTATTTACATCAATTGTAATCCACCTATTCGTATAAGGACCATACGAATACGTTACTATATAAATAGGGCATGTCTTCTCTGTGTATCGTATGCTCACTGGCTCTTCTGTCAAATCAATATCATAGCGCTCTTTCATAATTTGCATAAGGCATTCAATACTCATTTTATATCGTTTATCCCAATCATCTTCTTTTGTAATTTCTCCTTTATCATTGTACTCTTTCCAAACTCCTATGGGAAGTGTTTGAAAATAAGATGTTACTTCCTCTAACAACTTTTCTTTATTATATACAAATGCATATTCCTTAGAAGTATGATAACTAACTTCTGTAATTTGAAGAGAATCGTCATATTCTGCTATTTTAACATATCCACTACTTCCCGCTAATGTTTTTATAAATAAAAGTTCACCTGTTTTTGCAGATCTTCTACTATATTGATACTTCAATTCCCAATCCTTATAAGGTTCTTCATTAAAATAAAACATCTCTCTTCCTGTTTCAGGATGAGGCACTATAACCTTAGTTTGGGCATTGCTAAAAGCTCCAAATAGTAAGAATGCTCTAAATAATAAGTGTTTCATCTTCTTTTTTCGTTTTCAATTTCAGTTTTAATAGCAGGATTTACAATAGCCCATTGCCAACACCAAGTACTATAACAAGGATAAGGAGCTAATAAATCAGTATAAGACATTAGATTTGTTGTATAGTTTAGAGCAAATACATATTTTTTATTGGGAAAGATAATGTTTGTATTTTCTCCCTTATCTTTGTGTGTATGAAAATCTATAAACTTTTCTACCTGATTAAAGAATTTAGTTTTAAGAACCCCCCATAAGAGTATTAATAACATTCCCCTCTGAGTCTTTTTCGCTACAAAGGTACAAAATAAAGCTGAAACATTTACTTTTGTTTTCTCGGGTGTAATAGAAAAAGAAGTAGCATCGCCACGCCCCAAAGGAAAAGGGAGAAGTAGGGGTGTCTCCTCAGATCAAAGGTTTGTTTGTGGGTGTCCCGAATATGGGTCTGGTGGGTCTGCTTCTCTGTGGTTCGCTGCTCATGCTCCTTGAGCTGCTCCTGGAGTGTTTTCTCCCTAAAGTGCAGTTTTAGCACCTTCGCCCCTTGTATGGAAAGGGTCTGCCCTTGTGCTGTCTTCTGTTGGGAGATAACCACCCCTTGCAAGGAGGGCGCTGGCAGGGGCGAAAGGGACAAGGAGGGCACTCGCTCGGGCGAGAGGGGCTGGGGCAAAGACGAGGCAGCAGGGGCGAGACTATCGGCGGGGACAACCTCCAAGGCGATTTCTTGCCAATGCCACTCCCGCAAGAGACTCTCGCCCCTATACTCATGATAGGCTTCCACAGAATCACGTTGCTGGAAAAGTTGTGTATGCTCTTGGCTTTTCTTGACACTCCTACAGCTGACAAGGAGTAAAAGAGAGAAAAAGAAAAATTTCATAATAATTTTTAATTTTTAATTTTTAATTTTTAATCATTGTTCATTAATCATTGTTCATTGATCTTTCGTATAATTCTCCTGAGTTTGCCTTCGTAGTCGGGGTCGGTGGCATAGCCTGCTTGTGCGATGAAGTGAGCAAAGTCGAGAGGGTCTTCACGGTGGAGGAGTGCTTGGCGGTAGCGAGGGTTGCGGGTGAGCAGTCGGGCGTGGTGCAGGAAGCTCTCAGCGGGGGAGTCGTAGCGGCGAAACCAGTCCTTGACCACGTGTAGGTATTTGCCATTGGGTAGTGGGGTGATGCTGAGAATCTCGGGGAAGTCGCCCTTATGAGCGGGCTTAGGCAGTATCTCTTGGGTGCGCAACAGCTGCTTGAGGTGGTCAGGGGTGAGTGCGGTGGCCTTGATGCCGAAAAACATATTGCCGGGGGTATGGGCGCCCCAGCCTGTTTCCAGTGCCGCTTGGGCAAGACTAAATAGGGCGGAAATACCCGTAAGCCGTTCGCTCTCAAGAGCATAGGGGAGATATTGTTTCTTAAAAACGGAGGGTGATAGTGGCTGCATGTTGGTGTATTTTAGGAAAAGAAGTAAGAGTTTGTCTGTCAATAATATAGTGTATGTTTCCTTGTACCCATGAGGCACGTAGGGCGCTGATAACCTCTTGGCAGAGTTCTTTCAGGCGGTAGCGTGGCGATACGTATTGAGCGCCTATCCTCCCCATATATACGTAATGGTCAGGTACATAGAGGAGAATCTGTGCCTGCCCACTGGGAGGGGGTAGCTTCTCACTCGGGGGTTGTCCCTTGGGGCGAAGATAGCGGCAGGCAAGACACTGGATGACTATATCCTCCTTCTGTGAGTCATTAGGACGGTCATTGCCTAAGTAAATGCCCCCGCTGAGTCCAAGACGCTTCCTTACCTCAGGGGTGGAAAGAAGCTGGTAAAGATGGGTTTCTATTTCGAAAGTCACGAGAACAATGATTAATGATTAATGAACAATGAATAATGAATAATGATTAATGATTAATGAATAATGAACAATGAACAATGAATAATGAACAATGAACAATGAATAATGAACAATGAATAATGAACAATGAATAATGAACAATGAATAATGATTAACAATTGAACATTAAACATTAAACATTAAACATTAAACATTGAACATTGATCATTGAACATTGATCATTGAACATTGATCATTGATCATTGATCATTATAGAAAGATTCTATTATGCAGTTGTCCTTGGTCGTATTTCTGTACGATGGAGCAGCTACGGGGGGCGTTGCCTTCGGGGTCGTTGGCAATAAGGATAAGGGAGCCCTCGGCAATGTGTGGAGCATCACGGGGGAGGTACACCACATAGGCGAAGCGGCGAAAGGAGGCATTGGCGGTCTGTACATGATGGTAGAGGCTATTGGCCAGAGGTACTTCTTGCCCCTTGCTATTGGCCTCCTGCAAGCAGCGGCAGGCAAAGGAGCGCGAGAGGGTACTGGCCATCCATGTGCCATCCCCCCGCTGCTGGGAGAGGGAAGGAGTAAGAAGAAAAAGATAATGAGGATAAAGCATTTTGTTTCAAAAGTGAACAGTGAACAGTGAACAGTGAACAGTGAACAGTGAGCAGTGAGCAGTGAACAGTGAACAGTGAACAGTGAACAGTGAACAGTAATCAGTGAGCAGTGAGCAGTGAACAGAGAACAGAGAACAGAGAACAGAGAACAGAGAACAGAGAACAGTGAACAGTGAACGGTGAACAGAGAACGGTGAACAGTGAACAACTGATCACTGACAACTGATCACTGTTCACTGACCTCACCATATCTGTGATTGATCGTTGAGTTTAGGGGCGTGGGAGGGGAAGAGGATGTTGCGCTCGCCCAGCTCATAGCATAGGGCGGTGTAGTACTCCTTGAGGGCTTCTAAGTTCCAGCTTTGGGAATAGGCACCTTCGCTTTTCTTCAGGGAGGCGGGTGCCAGTATCAAGGAGAAGAATTGGTAGATGGCTCTGTCGCAGCGGGCTATCTCCACGGGGGCTTGTGGAGATAGCTGCGCTTTGAGCAGAAGCAGCTCGAGGGTTTCCTTCTCTATCCCTAAGGGCGAGAGGGTACGACTCAGGTATAGAGCATTGGTCATTAGTTCTTGTTCCATGAGGTGCTGTTGGTTTGCATAAGGATGGAGCGAGCGGCGAGGTTCCAGGCTGGGAAGAGGTTGGCGATGCCCTCGGTGACCTCGCGCACAGGGGATTCTTCGGAATACTTCTTGATCAGGGTATGCCCATGGAGTACTTTTAGGGCGTGGGAGGAAGTCATCTTCATGTCGATAGGGGCTTTCCAGTAAGTGTTGCCCAAGACCTTGCTTTCGGAGAAGAGAATCACGTCGTCCTCGAAGGGGTTGGCCGTCCTGGTCTCTCCACTGATGGATTGCAAGGAGATCTCTTGGTCGATGACGATGATCTGCAAACCGCGATAAGTCTCGGCATGCTTGGCAAGGTAGGTGTTGACGGTACTCAGGTCAGGAGCATCGGCAAGGGGAGCATTCGCATAGGGAGCACAGCGCTTGCCTACTTCCTCTTGTGAGGCAAACTTGAGGAAGGTATCCACGTTCATAAAGGCATATTTGTAAGAGACCCCATGGAGCTGTTGTCCTAAGCGCAAGGCCTTGATGAAGTCCTTGGAGAGGGGTTTTCCGGTGGTATTATTGTTGTAAGAGGCCTCTACTCCTATTTTCTGAGCGGCAGGGATTTGGTAATCCAAGTCGTACTGACTTACCACAGAAGCGTTGTTCTCGGTCGTCAGCGAGAAGCGTCCTAAGGAAATCTGTTGGAGCGCCATCCATTCGGCACGAGCAGCGATACCATGCCAGCAGGCCTTGGTGTCATCAGCCCAGAACTCGATAAGGGAGAGCATATCGGGGTTGGCGCCACAGGCAGCCACCATTAGGTCGTACTCAGTGAGTTCGTCCTCATTCTTCTCGCGAGCGATGGAGAGCTTAGGGATATCCCCAGAGAGCTTAGAGAGTCCTTTGCGGTTTTTCTTAGGAATAGAAGCGCCACGAGCGATAATATCTCCGGCTACTTTGAGCCCTGCTTGCCCCTGAAGCATACGCCACGAGAGGGTAGAAGCCTCTCGCAAAGGAAAAAGAGTAGGATAATAATATTGTTCGAGATTGTAGGAGCCTACAACCGCTTGCAAATCGGTCTGGTTAAGACCTGTCATAAGTGATGCGTTCATTTTTTTTAATAATTAGAGAATAATGAATAATGAATAATGATTAATGAACAATGATTAATGATTGACCATTGATCATTGAAAATTAATTATTGATCATTGAAAATTGATCATTATAAAAAGATAACTCCTTTGAGGGCGTCTTTGATGGTTTTAGGCATAGGGGGCATGAGGGCTTCACTCACTACGCAACTCACCCAAGCGGCACAGAAAAGGTTGTCGCGCATAGGTACCAAGTAGGTGTAGGAGGCCAAAGCCACGGGGGTCACCTTGGGGAGGAGGTCATTGCCCTTGGACTGGAATAGGGGTGTTTCCTTAGGGAGTTCCACTCCTAAAGCCGTCTCGAGAGTCAGGAGGTCATACTCAGGGTTTTGCTTATTGACTGTTTTGATTTTCTGCCCCTTAGCGGTATCCGCAGCGATATAGTCCCCAGGGAGGAAGTGATGTCCCTTGGCAATCTTTATCTCAGTGGCAGAGGCGCTTGTCAGGGTAGTAGAGGTTCGGGCTGTTTTCACCACGGCATAGCGCCCGAGGGAGTCCTTGCCGATAGGCGTTCCTGCGATCAGTTTAGCGCCCCCTAAGACCTCTGTTGTAATGGTTACCCCACCTGAGAGGTCGGCCAGGGTGTGCATAAAAAGATTCGGGGAGGGGTAGGATTCGGTAATGTGTAATTTCATAGGTCGTTGTTGGTAAAAGAGTTATACTTGTTTTCCTTTGAATTGTTGCTGCGCGTTGGCTTGGAGTTGGATAAAAGAGACCACCGCAGGAGAGACATTCTGGCGCGGTGTCTCCTTGGTGTAAAAAGGCGGGTGTTGTAATGCCAAGCTTCTGTTGGCGAGGGTTTGATTTGCCTGTTGTACGTCATTTTTCTTTTGTTGTAGATATTGTTCGAAATCGGCAGGGGTAGCAAAGTGCATTAGGGGGAAGTCGCGGAGACTCTGCATGCGGAAATTGCTATCTTGGCACTGAGCGAGTACCTCCTGAAGGCGGTTGTGTTGTAGCTGTTGTTTTTGTTGTGTCTCGAATAGGCTTAGGCGCTGTTCGAAAGCCAGCACAGCCTTTCGTACACTCTCCTCGATGCGCTTGTCCAAGGAGTCCGCAGCACTTGGGGTATCCCCCGCTACAGAGGGAGTTGTGCCTGTTGGGGTGGGGGTTGTTGCCGCAAGATAGTCCGCCACTTGCTCTGTGGTGAGCTTATTGACCAAGGCTTGTCCTTGGTGAGCATCAGGCTGTTGGGCAGCCAAGGAAGTAGCTAAGGACTCCAAGTGAGCGGCATCCATTCCTGAAAATTTCTCTGTCAAGAGCGATAAAAATTCTTCTTTGTTCATGGTTTTAGGATTATGGGGTTTTAGGGTTTTGTAGACTAACGCCTAAGACCTGTTTTAAATTCGATGCAAAAGTACAACATTTTTGATGTACAAGTCAAGAAGAATTGTTGTGAGAAATGAGAATAGAAGTAGGAGGGGAGAGGGCAGTGAAAAGTGAAAAGTGAAAAGTGAAGAGTGAAAAGTGAAGAGTGAAAAGTGAGCAGAGGTCAGTGACATTGGTATGAGGTTTTTTGCGTGTGTCGTAGGGGCAAAGTCTGCGAGCTGGCGGAGCGGAGTATGTGATGCAATTCGCCTTTGTTGCAAATTCACCCATGTTGCAAATTCACGCATGTTGCAAATTCACGCACATTTCAAATTCGCCCATGTGGGAGGGCTAATTGCAATTAGCCCCTACACGTGTGTTTTCTGGACGTTCGCAAGTATAGATGTAAATACGTGTAAATATACATGTAAATACACAAAAAGCATCACGGGCATGGTGTGAGTATGTTTGCGCGCGTTGTAGGGGCGATTTGCAAATCGCCCTTATGCTGTTGCGTGCGTTTTTGCCTCGAATCGCCCATATTGCAATTCACCCATGTGGAAGGGCTAATTGCAATTAGCCCCTACGCGTGTGTTATCCGAACGTTGGCAAATATCATGTAAATACGTGTAAATATGCATGTAAATACACAAAAACATCATGGGCATGGTGTGAGTATGTTTGCGCACGTTGTAGGGGCGATTTGCAAATCGCCCTTATGCTGTTGCGTGCGTTTTTGCCTCGAATCGCTCACATTGCAATTCACCTATGTGGAAGGGCGAATTGCAATTCGTCCCTACACGTGTGTTTTCTGGACGTTCGCAAATATACATGTAAATACACAAAAAAACATCATGGGCATGGTGTGAGTATGTTTACGTGTGTCGTAGGGGCGAATTGCAATTCGCCCACATTACAAATCGCCCTATGCTGTTGCGTGCGTTTTTTTCCAAATCGTCCACATTCCAAATTCACCCACATTGCAATTCGCCCATGTTTTCAATTGCCCCCATTTGGAAGGGCTAATTGCAATTAGCCCCTACACGTGTGTTTTCTGGGCGTTCGCAAATATACATGTAAATACACAAAAAACATCACGGGCATGGTGTGAGTATGTTTGCGCACGTTGTAGGGGCGAATTGCAATTCGCCCTTGTTGCAAATCGCCCATACAGAGGGCTTTTGTTTTCAGGTTCTAAAAATTGTTAAAATAAACACAATTAACAAAATAAAGCCCATAAGCAATGAAAAAATTTTTATATTTGCCTTGTAGTTCAGAGAAAATAAATGTAATAAATATGAAAAAGTTATTTTTTGCAGGGTTGCTTACTGCAATAGTAGGGGGGAGTGTAGTGGCGGCCTCACTTCCCTTTTCTGTTTTAGAAGATCCACTGGAGGGAATACAGCAGCGCCCTACTACTTACAAAGTGTCTGGTACACTGATGAATAGGCGTAATCATGTGGCTATAGCAGGCGGGATGATTACCCTGAAAGACCTTACCACAGGTGATCAACAGTCCCTTCCAAGCGATACTCAAGGGGGGTATACAGTAGTGCTACAAGTGGATCATAACTATACCCTACAGGCGAGTGCTTCAGGCTACAAGAGCTCCGAGCCTGTCACCTTCCGCGCCAATACCAACGACCCCGAACGTGTTCCCATGAAAGTGCAAGACTTTAGGCTGAGTGAGCGGTAAAAAATAAAAGAGAGCGCAAGCTCTCTTTTACCAATTCTAACCACAAAATCTAATATATGAAAAACAATTTATCTTTTTGTTTCTTTGACGGTGCAAAGGTAGGGTGGTTTTCTTCTTTGACCAATAGATTTTTATTATTTTTTTCTATACTACTATCGATTTTTTCTATTTAACTTCCTCTGCTCACTACTTACTGCCAACACAGACAAGGGCGATTTGCAAATCGCCCCTACAGCAGGATGCAAAACCTTCATGCCAATATCAATGATTAATGAGCAATGATCAATGATCAATGATTAATGACCCCTGCTCACTTTCCACCACATACCCAACCTCATTCGTTTGGCTACACTCTTCACCACATACCCAGCTGTGGGCTCTCGCTGGCTACATTCTTCGCTCTTCACCACATACCCAAGCTCATTCGCTTGGCTACACTCTTCACTCTTCACTGCTCTCTTATATGTTAAATCTCTTGTTTTCGGCTTTAAAATGTTGTAATTTTGCAACGTTTTTAATGTCGATTAGTAGTCTATTACTCATTACTCATTGAACATTGAACATTGAACATTACTCATTGAACATTGAACATTACTCATTACTCATTGAACATTAATCATTAATCATTAATCATTGAACATTGATCATTATGAAGGATTCATTTGTATTTTATCGTGATTGGCT